TCAGCGTGCCAGCTTATCGTTAAGCATCAGCACCTGTTCGCCATTCATTTCTTCAATCCACGCACCGTAGACTTCATAAACCATTTGCGCGTTTTCATGCCCCATCTGGCTGGCTATGAAAGACGGGTTAGCGCCGGCAGATAAAAGCCAGCAGGCAAAAGTATGCCGCGTATGGTACGGATTCCGGCGGCGAATACCAGCACGTTTTACAGCTGCGTTAAATCTGGAGCCGATACTCGATAAAGAGTAGTAGGCTTTCTGTTTGCCCTTGCGCATCCTGGGCATGAAAACAAATCGCAGGTTTTGATATTCCATCGCACCATACTCGCGGTGATGGAAAACAATCTCGGTTTTGGGCTGTAACGAAGTCAGCGTACGCTGTGCCTTCAAGGCCTCTAGTGCTGGCTCTAATAGCGTGATAACTCGATCACCTGCATCGGTTTTTGGTGGGACGAACATTCCTAGCGCATTAAGGTTGCGCTGTATATGAGCCGTACCTTTTTCCCAGTCGATATCTTCCCAGGCAAGAGCTGCAAGCTCTCCATGACGGACACCAGTATAAACTGCGAACGTCCACATATTGAGGCTTTGGCCACGCTCGGATTCGGCAAGCAAACTAAACTCCTGCTTCGTTAAAGGATCCGGTTTTACTTTCCCTTTATGTAGTTTCTTGATCCCTTCAAAGGGTTTGCCACTGATAAAGCCAGATTTGTGTGCAAACCGAAGAAGCGAGCAAAGAAGCGATATATAGTTGTTCACGGTACGCACAGTGCGCCCCTGTTTGTTACTTCTGGGATTTGCCAGGTAAAGTGTCTCACCGTTCAACAGCTCCTTTCTGTATTTAAGAATGTCGCTGTGGCGTATAGTTGAAACAGGCGTATCTCCGTTAATGATGTGCATTAACGTACCGAGTTGTGAGCGTGTCTTACGCATCGTATTCGCGCTAATTTCGGTTTCTTTAATGCTCGTCCACAGTTCACACAGCTCTGAAAAGGTTTGAACTGAAACAGTGGTTACGGTTTTTTTTGCTCTGGATGATGAAGGAAAGCGCTGGTTGTAATCAAACTCTCCAAGGTTAATTTCGCTAACGATCACAGCCCGAAGGTTCCCGGCTTTTTTGATGTTCGCCGGGGTGTTAATCCAACCTTTGAGAATTTCGCGGCAACGCTTTCCCCGGTACATAAACCAGATACAAATCTTATTGTTTCTGATTTCGACACCTGTAGGCAAAGCTGCCATCTTACGCATCCCTTATTAACTGATTAATTCTCGGATAGTTGTACCAGGTTGTGCCACGCAAGGTTTTTTCTCCGGAAGGAGAAACCCGTTTAAAATGGACACCTTCCACCCAACAGCCCTGTCGATACTTCTCAATCTGTCGTTCGGTCAGGCCTGTTTTTTCTGTGAGTCTTGCGCCAACAACCCATTCTTCGTTAAAAATTACCTGCGACATGGTTCACCTCAGGTAACCGGCATGAGTATAGATATGCCGGTCCGTAGTTGTTGATATTTCAGTTTCAGTTTGCCTGGCCGGGCAGGGAGCGTAGTCGGCGCATGCCAGTCATTGCTGTGGCCACGTAGCTTGCCTTGCAGTTCACTACCTCGACCCAGACCTTCACGCCTTCCACTCTCACCGTATAGGTCTCTTTCATCTTGCTGCGCCCGTAGTCACCATATCTCTGCTGGTGGGCTGCGAGTGCGATTTCACATGCCTGGCGAGCCAAAGGGGATTGCTTACTGCCTCGATTAATCAGTCGCATTTCTTCTCCTTGAGGGAGGGTTTCCCCTCCCGATCTCGTTAGTCCACGTATTCCGGTTTCATATCCGCCAGAGTGATGCTGAACTGACCATGCAATTCATCGCCCAGATGACGTTTAGACGACGCAAGAACGCGCTCTACCTCTGCGAACCGCGCAGCTGCATCGGGTTCATCTGAAGGTGGCAAGGAATTGATGGCTGCTTCGACTTTGTTCCGTGCATCAACCAGGTAATAACGCTTCACGGCCTTGTTTTTCAGCTCAGTGAACAGGGCAGAACCCAGCGTTGCTTTCACGGTTTCAATATCTGCGCGCAGAGCTTTAGCGCTATCCACATCCTGAGCCGCCTCGATGCGGTCGCGGAAATCATCAGCTAGAGCATCGATGTTTTGTGCCGATTCATGAGCCGTTTGAGTAGTAGTGACGTTGTCACCTGAAATATCAGCGAGGCTAACGTGCTGCGCTGGTGCGGGGTTTACCTCTCGTTCTTCACGGCGATCATCGAGCTCATCCGGGGTGTAAACGCCCAGAATCACATCCGGGCAGAACAGTCTCGCCCAGCGTTTGACGGCCAAGTACGCCAGCTGCTGGCGAGGGTCGTCAGCCCATAGGGTAGAGTTTCGGGTTCTGGCCTGAGCCAGCAGTAAATCGAGTTCTCTCGGTTTATCCTCGCCTTTCAGGGTTGCGCTGATAATGATGCCAATCCCGGCTTCGTCAGCGAGGGTCCAGCCCGGGACGCGGTACTCGCCTTTATCGCTTTTACGGATGTGGAATTTTCCAACGACCTTTTCCCATGGCCCAAACCACTCATATTCAAAACGACTGGCCAGCACGCCGCTGCGTGAAATTACGGCATTAACCAGCTGCGCTTCATACCCGAGCACACCGTTAATCAGGTGCGTTTTCTGCGCTACGGCAAAGGGATTCATCTGCCACTGTGCCGCTTGCATCGCGACAGCCATGCAGTCGGCCTGATTGCCCTGCAGATGCTTAGGAACTGTAGCGGTGCCCTGCGCCATGATCTGCGCAAACGTGCTGATTGCATTCAGATACTGGGAATCAAACAGAGCCACATTAGAGTTAATAACGGTGTTCTGGTCAGCAACGGTAACGTTTGTGTTATGCATAAATCCCCCTTAAGCCTGAGCGCGCAGCGCTTCGAGGCGGCGCAGGTCGAAGTCGTTCAGTTCATCGGTGTAATCGGTAGTGATCGGCGCTGGCCACTCGCCCGTATCGAAGCCAGTGGCGATGGCGCGCATCGTTTTGCGGTACTCGAGCATGCCCAGTTCCAGCAGTTCGGTGGATGCCTCAATGATGGCGATCCAGTGGTAGTTCTCGTCTTTGTTGACGAAAATCCAGAAGAACTGGTCCAGCGCCGCGGTCTCGCAATACATAGCCGCGCTGAGGTGGTAGTCCCGGTCAATGATTTCCCGATGCAGTCTTGCGCGCAGGCTTTCTTGCTTCACATTCCACATGCTGATGGTTTTCAGGTCCGCACCGATGCGCACGCCGTCCAGTTCAATTTCGAGGTCCGGACGTACACGCACTTCTAAACCTGTTTCGTCGTCAAAACCGAAATAGCTCACTTCAACGGCGCGGCTTGGATGTGTCAGCAGCATGCCGGCGGTCGGGTGCGCCAGGAGTGCAGACTGAATTGCTCGCGCTGTGGCCAACTGCTGGCGAGTAACCAGAATCTTTTCACCAGGGTTGTCGCGCCAGGCATCTAACAGCTCGTCTACGAACACGGCATCGGGCTTAACTGATTTAACTGCCTGGATCATGTCTGCTTTGGTGCCGGACACTTTCAGCGGCGTCGGTTTCTGCGCTTCCTGTGCTACCAAATCAGGATTGATGATCGCTAATTGCTCGAGTAGCGCATCACGGCTGCCGCTGGTTTTAACCGGCACGGGCAGGGTGGCGTTGTACTCTTTGATGCAAGCCTTCATTGCCGTTGCTGTCTGCTTCTGGCCTTCTTCAATACGCTGGTACTCAGCAGGGAGAGCCATATAGCTTTGAGCCGTTTCTTCCAGGCTGGCGCCAGGCGGCACTGGAGCGGGAAGGGATGCGTTATGTTCTTCAAGCAACGCTTTAATATCGTCTGCACTCAGCTGCGCCGGCAGGCTGGCGTTGTAAGCATCTATGAACTCGCGCAGAGTTACTGTGGTGGTGAAAGCACCCTCCGGGATCTCAGGTTCTACGCTGAACTCTGCTTCAAGGTTTTCCGGCTGCAATGCAAGGGCGTGCACCAGGTTTCCCATGTCCAGCACTTTGGATGCTGTGCGCGGGATAGTTTTAGCCACATGGCGCGCGTTGAAGTACATCAGGCTGACGCGGGCATCTTTTACCTGGGTTGAGCTAATACCGTTTGCTGCGTGATAAACCTCATTCGGCAGACCTTCGTAGCGGCCAGGCTCGAAGTAAGCCGGGTATTCGATTACTGGCTCTGACTGCTGTTCTTCCGGCGCTACGGTAACTGCTTGCGTATTAGCTGCATCAGCGCCTTCGCCTGGTTGTACCGGATCAGTATTTTCGACTTTCTCTGGCTGAGTCGTTTCCATCTGCACATCGCTGGTGGTCTCCGCTGTGTTTTCCGTTTTTTCGACTTCATTTGAGGGGATATCGATGACCGGGGCGGTATTTCCAAGCATCAGACCATCGATGGAGAACACGCCGCTGCCAAGGCTTGCGACCTTTGGCTGGCTTGGAGTACTTGGTTCTTCCACTGTGGAATGACGAACCGCGCGGGAGTCTTCGCTCCATTCTGGATAGCCTTTAGAGCGCTCACCGTTTTCATAGATGCCGTTCGCCGTGAACCACTCACGCACCTGGCTACGCAGTTCGGTTGTGCTTTCTTCTCCAGACCATGAAATAGCGCGGGTAACTCCAAAAATACTGTTGGCGTCGTAGTCGAGGATGTCGTTAGTTTTACCAAGAACCTTGAGAGCCTTGGTGTGCGACTCATCTTTTTTGTCAGCGAGTTCTTTGGCGGCCAGGAGTTGCGTACGGTTGATTTGTCCCGGTACTGCATCTGGGTACAGCAGAGCAATCGCGATCTCAATGCTCAGGTTCGCCATGTTCTGGGCAACAGCTCGTTTATAGGATTCTGTAGTTTCTGGCTTTGCTGGTTTTAAAGGTGCAGGAGAGCCTACTTCAGAAATGCGATTACCATCCGTCCATTCGCGCACCAGGGTGCCGCGGTCAATATAATCAGTCGCTGCCCAGATTCGGGTGAATCGGAGAACCAAAGCGAGTTCATGACGCTTCTCCTGGCTGAACACCTTGCGAATGGCGTCGGTGTAGCGCCACAGGTCTTTGGTATCGTAACCCTTAACCACTTCGCAGTTTTCTGCCGCCAGCAACAGGTTCTGGACATAGCTGTTGTCAGTGTCCATCTCCAGCGCGCAGATACCTTCGTATTCTTCGCGGGTTAAGTGGTGGCGCAGTTCGTCGGCGGTGAACTGGGCGAGTAGCTGCTTGCGGAAGGGCATACGAACGACTGGATAACGAGTGGTTTCGTCATCATTCTCGTCAATCTGAATACCGTTTTCAGGTTCTGGAACCTGAACGGCTGTAACATCGGTGTCGCTGGTGCTTTCTGATTTGAGAAGAGAAAGCTTTCCGCTTCTCCACTCTTCAATTAACTGATTGCGATCGCTGACATCTGCTCTCGCCCAGTCAGCCATGAATGCAGCGATAACTTCAGCTTCGTGCGTTTCATCTTGCGCGAAGACCTGCTTTATCGCCTGAACGAGTTTCCACTCAGCGTTCAGGCTGAGTTCGGCAATTTCAGGGATGTCGTTCTTCGCCAGCAGCAGGTTCTGGAGATAGGTGTTGCCTTCATCCAGTGACATTTCGCTGGCAGCCAGCTGCTGCTCTTTAGTGATGTGCGACTGGTATTTGTCGCTGGCCAGGTGGACGGCAAAACGGACCGCTGGAGTGCGGTTTTCAAGCGGGACACTCTCGACGGAAGTTTCGACTTTAATGGTCGTTTCCGGTGCGGCAGTGCTGTCCACGTCACCAGTCGACTGAGCACCAGCCTTTGGCAGCCAGGTGCGTCCATCGTCCTGCAGTTCGTAGCGTTTGCACCAGGTGTAATCCACGGTGCTTTCTTCAGGCAGATCGTTGTAAACAGGGAAATCGGTGCGAACCGGTTTGGCGTAATCCTTCCCGCGTCCGGTTTCAATACAAGCATCTTCCAGCTCAACATCGAGCTGCAGGTTGGCACGGGCTTCAGATTTCGCAGTGAACCAAATCACTGCGTCTTCTTTGCCAGATTTCTGCGTAGCCTTAACTACATAGAAAAATTCCATGTGAGATCCTCTTTTTTGGATGTAAGATCCCCGGGCCAGAGATAGCGCCCATTGGGTGAAATTTGGTTTTTTAAGTAGTTTTCCGGTGTAACTTTGGTCGGGAGCACCGGACGTACGGGCCGCCTTGCGCGGCTTTTACGTTATGCCTCGTGTGCCATCTGGTCGTACGAAGCACAACGTTCAGAGCAGTATTCTTTCTCTTTGCGCGCCAGCTGTGCGCCGTTGCGATAGAGAAGGGTACTTTTGACTACTTCCTCCGGTTCAACCGGCTTGTGGCAGTACCCGCATTTCATTGAGTTACACATCTGGATTCCCCTTTTGCGCCAGCAGGTAGCACAGGCGGCGAATAATCACCTCGAAGAAGTTCAGCTTTACGGCCTGCTGCCGTCCTGGTTTGCGTGCGAAATCAATCATTCTCACCCTCGTTTGCCTTATCGCCGGCCAGCGGAACGTTTACACCTGATGCGCGTTAATCTCTCCACCTCATCCGACTATTCGTATGCCGTCGGCGGCTACTTCGTGGGCGTCCTGCCTTGGTGGTTCGTAGTGCGTCTTGGTGAGTTAGATTAAACACAAAGTTTAAGTTGTAGTCAACAAAATGAGTAATTTTAGATAAACAAAATGTTTATGTGGTGCTTATGGAGAGTGAAATTTTGTCCTTTGGAGGAAAAAAATTCGACGAAATGGTACGTGCTGGAAGTCCGCGGAATGGTCGCTTAGTACAAAAGATGTGCTAGTTATTAGAGGGGTATAAAAAAAAGGCCACTTCATGGCCATTTCTTATGGTGGGTCTTTACGATTCATTGCTGAAAGGATTACTCAATCATCCTGCGAACGAATCCGGCCTTTCATATACTTATCATATAGTTCGTCCAGCTCTTTCAGGCGAAGTGCGAAGATGCGAAGCATGTTCTGTTGCTCTTCTTCGGGAAGCTGACGGTAAAGTTCCAACAGGCGTTGTTCGTCCGGCTTCAGTCCATCTTTTTTGCCAACATCTTGGCCAAGCAGCCACTCAAGGCTCACCCCAAGCGCATCCGCCAGCTTAATCGCTGAACTTTTACCAATCGTCCCACGAACGAACCAGTTATTGACCGACTGAGCACTGACGCCGCATATACGGGCCATGTCTGATTTGGTCAACTTCTTGAGCTCAAGAACCTCGTTAAGCCGCTGAACTTGGGGGTGGTTAATTTGATGAGTTTTTTCTTTCATGGACGAATTCTAAACCAAATGTTTATTAGCTCAATATTCAAAATGTTGACACAAACATAAACAATATGTTTAATTGCGTTGTTGTTACAGGAGCTATTTATGAAAGCAATTGATAAAGCAATTACCAAAGCAGGAACTGCTACGCGCTTAGCCCAACTGCTAACCGTAAGCGCCATGACTGTTAGTCATTGGCGAAATCGATATCAGGGCGTCGTACCGGCAGATCGAGTTTTGCAAATTTATGGGGTTACCGGCGTAACTCCGCACGAGCTGCGCCCAGATCTCTACCCAAACCCAACAGACGGTTTACCTAAACAGGATCCTTAACTATGCAAACTGTTTCATTTCAACAGAGTAGCAGAGCTTCCTCTAATCCAATGATATTCCCGTGTCATCAAAGCGAATCGGCAGAGCAGGATCTTGATCATCGAGATATTTGTTCTGCAGTCAGGGCGTGGGCAGCGGCAGAAGGGCGCGTAGCTGTTGCGCTTCAAATCCAAGAAGCGGCGGAAGAACTTCAACTTGATGGCGTAGATTTTTCTGGCCAGGCCGATGTCTGGAACGTGAAGCTGTTCCGCTGGCTCGACAACAAAGAAGACTCCGCATCGTACCGAAAGAACGTTGAACAGCTGGTGCCAGCGATCATGTCCGTATTACCGCTTCGATACCGCGACCGTGTCGTAAAGAACGACTCGTTTGCTTACCGAATGGCCCGGCTGGAAAAAGAGGTGAGTGAGGCGAAGCAAGCTTTGATGCTCGATGCACCGAAGAAGGAAAAGCTGAAGGAGTTAGGCGAGGGGATTTTCGAAATGTTCAGAGTCGATCCTGACCTTACGGCACCGCTGCTGGCGATGGTCACAACCATGCTGGGGGTAATGTGAAGACTTCAGAAAAGGCGAAAGCCGCGGTGCTCGAACACCAACGGCTTTCAGGTGCAAAAACGGAGTGTAATTGCGGAGCAAAGTATGTCAAACACAGCTGAAATTATCAATTTCCCCCACAGAACCGAACAACCGGGAGGTCGTATGGCCGACCTGTCGAATGGATATACCAAGGTCGCTAACGAGATCCAGCTGCTTAAGCCACGCCTGAGATTGTCAGGCCGGGAGTGGCAGTGTTTTGAAGCGGTGATCTGGCTTACCTACGGCTGGAACAAGAAACAGGACCGCGTTACGAACACGGTGATCGCTGAGCTTACAGGTTTGAGTGATTCGCATGTTTCTGATGCGCTCAAATCACTCGCAGAACGCAAAATTATCTTCAGTCAAAAGCAGGGCGTGATGAAAATAGTTGGTATAAATACTGATCTTTCCGCCTGGATTTTAGACAAACCGAAAACGGGAAAAATCTTCCCGAAATCGGGAAAAGTGTTACCGAAAACGGGAAAAACCTTCCCTGAAACGGTAGACACCCAAGACTATAACAAGAACAATATTAAAATATCCTCGTCTCGGAATTCTGACGAATCCCGAAACCAGAAAACTCAAAAGTTTCTCTCTCGCCATCCTGAAGCAGCCGCTGGGATATACACCCCGGCAGGTAAATCATGGGGATCCGCTGACGACATCAAGGCCGCTCGCTGGATTTACGACAGGCTTCTCACCGTCAACGCATCGCTATCCGAACCCAACTGGGTTGAATGGGCAAACACCATCAGGCTGATGCGTGTCCAGGACAAGCGTACTCACTACGAAATCTGTGACCTGTTCCAGTGGGCTAATCGGGACGAGTTCTGGAAAGACAACATCCTGAGCCCTTCAAGTCTCCGCAAGCACTGGGATCAGCTCACCACCAAACGGCTGCGCGCAACCGGAATGGTAAAACCATCCTGGGGTGGCATTGACCTGCATAACACCGACTGGATTGACGGAGTGCTGGAATGAAAAATCTAGCCGAAAGCATTCGCAATTTTGGCCGGGAACAGGCTCGCCGCGTGGCGCACAACCTACCCGAGCAGTACACCGAACGCGAACAAACGCAGCAGGTGGCGCAGATTATCAACGGGCTGTTCGTACAGCTGACGGCTGCGTTCCCGGCAAGCCTGGTTAATCGCAGCCAGGAAGACGTGAACGAGATCCGCCGTCAGTGGGTGCTGGCCTTCAAAGAAAACGGGATCAACACCTTGGACCAGGTTGAAGCCGGGATGCGCATTGTACGCCGTCAGGAACGCCCATTCCTGCCTTCGCCGGGCCAGTTCATCAAGTGGTGCAGGGAAGGGCGATGCGTGCTGGGGATCACCACTGCTGACGTTATGGCTGAGTACTGGAAGTGGCGCAAGCTGGTGTTTCGGTACCCGAGCAGTGAGCATTATCCGTGGCCGAAGCCAGTTTATTACCATATATGCCTCGAACTGCGGCGCCGGGGAACTGATGGGCAGTTGAGCCATAAAGAGCTCGAGCGTGAGGCTGGCGAGATTCTGGGTATGTGGGAAAAGCGGGTGCTGGCCGGGAAGCCAATCCCGCCTGTTCGGCGCGCGTTGGCCCCGCCAGTTGTTCAGAAGGGGCCAACGCCAGCGGAGCTTTTGAAGGCTAAATATGACCGGATGAAGGCTGGTGGGAGGGGGTAA